GCTCTGCTTTGCATGTTCCCAAGGGTCAAAAAATCCCGGCGTCTAAGTTGGCTAAGGCCGCTAAGGCACCGGGGAAGATGGGTCAGCGTGCTCGCTTGGCTCAAACGTTTAAGAAGATGCATAAAGGATAAAGTTATGGGCGTGGGACCTTCACTTACGCAGGGTAATAGTGCTCTCGGCACCAGCTCCAGCGCTCCTGCGCCCACAACTAACACCCCTATGCAGGGTAATAGTGCTCTCGGCACCAGCTCCAGCGCTCCTGCGCCCACAACTAACACCCCTATGCAGGGGCAATACGGTTTTTTCTCGGGACTACCGGCGTATGCGCAGGGGTTTAACCCTTATACGCAGCCCTTTATGAGCCAGTTTGCCCCCCAGCAGCAAGGACCACAGGGCGGTTATGGCGGTCCCCCACCTTGGATGCAGGGGCAACAGGGTGGTTATGGCGGTTATGGCGGTCCCCCACCTTGGATGCAGGGGCAACAGGGTGGTTATGGCGGTTGGGGCCACCACGACTGGGACCAGAACCAGAACCAGAACCAGCAGCAACAGTCTACGCAAACGCAGTCGCTACAGCAGGCTAATGCCCCCGCAAATCCTAACGCTACGACGTTCACCCCATGACAGCTTCTGGTACCACAACTTTTGATCTAGACCTCAACACTATCGTGGAAGAGGCGTTTGAGCGTTGCGGTTCGGAACTGCGGACGGGTTATGACTTGCGCACTGCGCGGCGTAGTTTGAACCTGTTGACTATTGAGTGGGCAAATCGGGGTATAAATCTCTGGACCATTGAGCAGGGTTCGATCCCTATGGTTCAGGGCCAGATTACTTACACTCTCCCTGCTGATACTATCGACCTCATCGAGCAAGTTATTCGTACTCAGCCGGGTATTATTCCGCAGACTGATATCAATATCAGCCGTATTAGTGTGGATACCTACGCCACAATCCCCAACAAGCTGGCCCAAGGCAGGCCCATTCAGGTCTGGATCAATCGTCAGTCCGGTGCAACGTACCCCGGTCCCGATCCGGCAGCGGGTGTCGACTACCCAAATATTAACGTCTGGCCATGCCCAGATCAGAGCAATTACTACACGTTTGTGTACTGGCGTATGCGTCGTATCCAAGATGCTGGCAATGGCACAAACACGCAGGACATCCCGTTCCGTATGCTGCCCGTCCTTGTGGCGGGCTTGGCGTACTACCTCGCCATGAAAATTCCAGATGCCCTGCCTCGGCTTGGGATGCTGAAGGCTGTTTACGAAGAACAGTGGCAAATGGCTTCGGATGAAGACCGGGAAAAAGCCCCCCTGCGGTTGGCCCCACGTCAGCTATTTTTCTAGAGGTGAACCGTGCCTAATAGGTTTGCTTCAGGTAAATGGGCTATCGCAGAGTGCGATAGGTGTGGCTTTCAATACAAACTGAAAGAGCTGCGGCAGCTCGTTATCAAGACCAAGAATGTAAACCAGATTGTCTGTCCGACGTGCTGGGAGCCCGATCAACCCCAGCTCCAGTTGGGTATGTACCCCGTCGACGACCCCCAAGCCCTTCGTAACCCCCGGCGCGATACAACTTACCTTCAAGCGGGTTTAACAGGGCTTCAGGTTCTTACGGTGAGCCCGCCAGACCCGTCTGCGGAGCTATCTTTTGGTACACCGTCTGGCGGTAGTCGTGTTATACAGTGGGGGTGGGCCCCGGTTGGGCTTAACAACCCTTTGCAGTTATCTGGCCTTACGAATAACTTGTTAGGCCAAGGACAAATAGGCACAGTAACTATTACAACATCTTAGGAGTACATCATGGCTAAGGAATCTTCAAAGAGCGATATCAAGCAGGATAAGGCCATGATTAAGGCCATGATCCATAAGCATGAACGGCACGACCATCCCGGCAAGCCGCTGACAAAGTTTGCTAAGGGTGGTAAAACTGGTGCGCAGATGAAGGCTGTGGGCCGTGGTATGGCGAAAGTCATGAACCAGCGCAAGCACATGCGGCCTGTTCGTAAGATGGGGATTTAAGATGGCTGAGAAAATTTACCGGGACCCTAAGTCGGTACCGATTAACGGTAATAGTGGTTATCCGAATAATACAGCTAGTACCCAGACCCAAAAAACTCGTGGTACGGGTGCGGCTACCAAGGGTACTAAAAGCAGCAGCAAACTGGGGTAGCCCGTGAACTACACTACGCTTGTAGGTACTATTCAGGCTTATACTGAAAACGATTTCCCCAATAGTTCGGGGACGGGTGGACTTACGTCTACCCAGCAGATCAACACGTTCATTCAGGAAGCTGAACAGCGCATCTATAACACGGTGCAGTTACTGGACCTGCGCAAGAATGTGACCGGCAACGCCACGGCTTCTAATATGTACCTTACGGTGCCTACGGACTGGCTTGCTAACTATTCACTTGCAGTAATTGACCCGGTTACTGGTGGCTATGATTACCTACTGAATAAGGACGTTAACTTCATCCGCGAAGCGTTTCCGTATCCGGCGACCACTGGCAAGCCCACCCACTATGCCATGTTCGATCAGAATTCATACATCTTAGGTCCTACGCCGGATTACAATTACTTGATGGAACTCCATTATTTTTACTATCCGCCGTCTATCGTTGAAGCGGGTACATCATGGCTGGGCGACAACTTTGATTCTGTTCTTCTCTACGGCTCGCTTCTGGAAGCGGGGGCTTTCATGAAGTCCGAAGCCGATACTATGAGCGTCTACCAAAAGCGGTATGATGAAGCCTTAGCCCAACTAAAGGAATTGGGTGAAGGGAAGAATCGACAGGATATGTACCGCACGCAACAGGTTAGGTACCCCGTTAAATGAGCGATATGTCTTTGGTTTTTGGTGTCGATGTTGGCAATGTGATGGTGCAGACCACGTATAATCGCGGGTTTACGCCTGAGGAGATTGCCGAACGCGCACTGGATAAGATTGTGCATGTGGGTAGCAACGCGCACCCCGCTATCAGGGAACAGGCAGAAGCTTTCAAGGATAATATCCGTGCGGTGTTGGTGTATTACATGAATGAGGCCGTTCGGTCTCATAACGTTACTCTGGTTAGCAAGTTCCAGAAAGCAGGCTATCCCGAGCTGGTTAAAATTCTGGATACTTAAGGAGAACTACAATGGCAATTACGCAAGCTATGTGCTCTAGCTTCAAGGCTGAGCTTATGTTGGCCGTACACGATTTTCGTCCTGCCGGTCAGACCGGTGCCAGCACATTTAAGCTGGCGCTGTATACTTCGTCGGCTGCTATCGACGCCAATACTACGGCGTACACATCCTCTAACGAGGTGTCGACTTCCGGTACGAACTATACTGCCGGTGGCAACGCGCTGACTAATCTTGGTGTTACTACGGTTGATACCAGTTCTTCGGCGGGTACGGGGTATACGAACTTCAGCACCCTTACTTTTTCGAACGCGTCGTTCACGGCTCGTGGTGCGCTTATCTACAACACCACACCAAAGTCTAACAGCAACGCCAATACTACGCTGACGAACGCTGCGGTGTGTATTCTGGATTTTGGTGCGGACAAGACTGCCAGCAACGGCGACTTCTCTATTATTTTCCCGTCAGCCACTAATACAACGGCTATTATTAGGATTTCCTAATGGCTCTTGTAGTCGCAGATCGCGTACAACAGACGACGACTACTGCTGGTACTGGTACCGTTACTCTCTCGGGTAGCGTTACTGGTTACCAGTCGTTTTCGGCTATAGGTAATGGCAACACGACGTACTACACGCTCGTGGATGGTAGCAACTGGGAAGTTGGTATCGGTACCTATACTGCATCGGGCACTACGCTTTCGCGCGATACAGTGTATGCATCCAGTGCTGGCGGTACGACAAAGATTACTCTTAGCGGCGGTACTACTAACGTTTTCGTGACGTATCCGGCTGAAATAGCCACGATGTTGACTAACCCCACCCCCACCAATGGTGGTGTGGTTTACGGTACTGGTACTGCGATTGGCGTTAGCGCAGTTGGCACAGCTGGTCAGATTCTTCTGTCCGGTGGTGCTGGCGCACCGACTTGGTCTAATGGTGCTGTTTATACCAAAACATCTTTTACGGCCACAGCAGGGCAGACTTCTTTCTCGGTAACGTACACTGTCGGTTATTTGGATGTTTTCTATAACGGCTCCAAACTCTCGACATCGGAATACACCGCCACAACCGGAACAACGGTTGTGCTTGGAACGGCTTGCAACGCTGGCGATATTGTAGAAACGATCGCATGGGCAATCTGGAGCGTCACCAATACCAACATCGGCATCGGTACTGGCACGTCGCTGGCTCTTGGCGGAGCAACGATTGGTAGTAACACTTTCGCAGTAACAGGTAATGTTGCTATTAGTGGTAATGTTACTGCAACTGCATTCA